TCTACAAATGTTTTGGGTTTAGTAATTAAAGCCATATATCTCCTTGTTTATCTTAAACCTCTAAGTTTGTAATGGGAAGTAAATCCTTGTACCTCTGGTTGCTGTCCTGCGACGGCGTGTCTAATACTGTGTTGTATGGTCTTTCCTGTTGAAGAACCACCAGTTCTATCATAATAGAATTTCTTTTCTCCGTCAGCAGCACCACCCAACAAGAAAGAACCTACTGGACCTAAAGTGTCTGTTCCGGTTGGTCCTAATCTTGATCCGGTAGTTTGAAGGTTTAAATTAGCTAAAAACAACATATCATTACTTCCTGTAGCACCATAAATACCCACATCTATATCACTTGAGGTTCCCAAACCCCTGATATAACCAAACCTGTACCTTTTATATCTTTCAGGGTATTTATAGTCATCCACCTTACTATCCCATCTGGCATCAATAGCTACCTCATCATCATCAGTTCCATCCCATTTATAAACCTTTTTATTGGTAGGATCAGCAAATAATAGATCTGGTGTAGTTGATGTGGGATAGGACATAAAGAACCCTGGATACCAACCCGTGAAAGTGGTCCAAGACTCCAGTTTACCTCCAGAAGCAGCATTTCTTTTGGCAGCGATAATATCAAAGACTAAAACAATTGAATTGTAATTGTCTGAACCGTTAGGAATGGCAAAGAAGACAAAATCATTGTGTACCCAAGCAACAGTCTTAGCTAACTGGGTTTTGTTTATTCCAGATAAAGTTCCCTGGATGTTGGTGGAAATAATATCAGTTCTTAAAGTGTTAAAGTCTGTTTGAGTAACCCGTCTGATATTGGCTTCGTCATCAATAAACCAAACCTCATTTCCAACCCCAACAACTCCTTTAGGAGCCAAACAACCCACTGACTCGTCTATGTTATTCAAATTATTGGCAGAAGCCGTTACCACCCATTCTGAGGCTCCATATCCACCAAGAAAACGTACCGCCCTCTCTTGAAATAGAATTAACGATGATTCACCTAAAGGAGCTGCAGTAATTAATCTTCCCCCATTAGGAAAAGGAATATAGTTAGTAGCTATTGTGTAAGCACCAGGATCTCCCAGATTAGAGAAATAAAGTCTCTCAGGGTAGGTAACTCCAGATACAGTCACGTTGTTTAGTTGGAACATATGATTCTTAAACCAGATGGACACATTACCATGAGGAATATCTGCACCCAGATCAACTAAACATGAATTTAAAGTGGTTATATCTCTATCCCAAAAGTGAACTTGGTTATCTTGATTACCAAAATAGACTCTATTAGTCATATTTACATCAGAGAAAGTGAAATCATTTTCCCCTGTAAAACCAGAATCTAGGGTATCAAATGTGGTTCCGTTAAGATATTTTAAAGAACCACCATCCATTACCAAGATGTCTTTACCTCCATTGGTTCTCAAATAAGCATGAAGACCATAACAGGTTCCACTTAAATCATCTCCAACCTGATCCAAACCATCTCTCCTGACCAGTTTTCCCCGTTCCCTGACTAACCAGTTTCTTATTAAGGCAGCTTGGTTGCGGTCAATTTCACTGGGGTCATCGGTGTCATTCAGACCTCCAGAGTAATCTTGGTGCTGATAAGTATTAAGTTTCATTCGTACATTTCCTGGTTTTGAGTAATAACTACTGATTTCGGTTCATCTACTTGACGCATTTCTAACTGTTCAACCATCTTATACACCCTCATATCAAACTGGTTGCGCACACGCTCGGCTGCTACATGTTCATCATCTTGATCTAGGTAATTAGCGTATGCACCATACTTAATGATGTGTTGGTATTTAGTTGGAATAGCTGGATTATTTATTGAGGTTAATTCAGTTGGATTGTAGGTATACCAAAGCTTAATATTGTTTATAGTGCCATCTGCATCTGGTACAGGCGCTAAACCAAGATAGTTACCAGAGATATAATATCTGGGATCACTCTGACTATATGCCTGAGAAGAACTGGCATAAATTGGAATAAAACCAATATTCTGTAGAGGTAAAGCCCGTTGCCAATCAGCGCTATTATAAGCAACATTAACCATAATAACCTTGTCAAAATCAGCAGGTAACTCATATTCTTGTTGATTTGCAGCCGTTGGTGTAGCTACTGATTTAACAAAGAAATCAGGCAAAACCTTGGTAATTTCATCACACATATACAGATATGATTCATTCAACCAAGTTAATAATCCAACATCATCTGTTTCTACTCCTGGTCCAATAAGATTCTTTAAATCAACGATTAAATCTGCAGTAGTCATATTTATTCCCCAATAAAAAAGACACCGAAACGGTGTCCATGTTTTGTCGAACTAGTAAGATAATATATCTAATTCTAACTACTGTCAATCAAGTCCAGGTATTACGATTTTCTTCTATCTCAACCCAGGTTGTAACCCTAACATTATCATTACTCCAAACAGTAGAACTGGTCTTAACTAGTTCCCAACTCTGGGGAGATGGACTTGGAGACACGCTTGGTGAAACTGATGGAGATATAGATGAACTAGGACTGGCCGAAGGAGATGATGAAGGACTCACGCTAGGACTACTTGATGGAGATGAACTTGGTGATTTACTTACAGATGGACTTACCGAAGGTGAGGAGCTAGGAGATTTTGATGGACTTGCCGAGGGACTTTTACTCGGACTCATGGAAGGAGATGCAGATGGACTTAAACTAGGACTGATTGAGACAGAAGGAGATACACTAGGACTAATACTGGGACTTAGAGACGGACTTTTAGAGACACTGGGGCTTACACTGGGACTTATTGAGGGCGAAATAGAAGGAGATCTAGAGGGACTAACTGAAGTTCCTATGCTTGGTGATTGAGAAGGACTAATACTGGGAGAAATACTGGGACTTTTACTCGGGCTAATACTAACACTTGGAGATAGAGATGGTGAAATTGATGGACTAATTGAAGGTGAAATAGATGGAGAAATACTAACGCTGGGACTAATTGAAGGGGAAATAGATACACTAGGCGATACAGATGGTGAAATTGAAGGGCTTATGGAGATTGAAGGAGAAACAGATGGCGAAATTGAAACTGAGGGACTTACTGATGGACTAAGTGAAGGACTTTTACTAGGAGAAATAGACACCGAGGGTGACACAGATGGAGAGATGGAAACTGATGGTGAGACTGAAGGACTCTTAGACGGACTTATAGATGGGCTTGCAGACGGTGATTTTGAGGGTGATAAACTAGGACTGGCCGAAGGTGAGATAGACACACTTGGTGATACGGATGGAGATGTACTTCCCGTATAAGTGATCTCTAATCTAGCAGCCGTATCTGGACTGTTGTCATAAGTTCTAAATCCGATTCGGTTATTTACTACTCCATTATTGGGATCATTTAAAATGACTATTCCTAAACTATTACCAGAACTCCATCCTCCCCTACTCACAATCTCCTGAACAACACTGATTACACTTTTAGAGTAAAAAAGACCAGAAGTTCTACTTAACCAGGTTTCATCCCAATCTACCTTAGCGGTAGTTTTATCAACATTCTTAGGAGTAACAGCATCACTCCAGGTAGAAGCATCATCAACATCTACTCCATAAACATCCAGGGCTGGAGAATTACCCACTAATTCAAAATAACACAAAGATAAATTGGCGGTTAAAATGGTTGCCCCTTGAGGAATAGTTACATCTTGGAATCTCAAACCAATAGAATACTCATTCCCATAGTAAGTTCCAGCATAATCTGAAATTCCATCAAGAGTGGGATTTCCGGTATTGTATTGTTGACAGTCATCACTAGAAGCAACAACCGCAAAACCAGGAGGGATAGAAGGACTGACAGATGGGGAAACCGAGACTGATGGACTTACCGAAGGTGATGCAGAAGGACTTTTAGACGGAGATAAAGATGGAGACTTAGAAGGTGAAATAGAAACTGAGGGTGAAACAGAGGCTGAAGGGCTAACAGATGGACTGGTACTTCCAAACTTTTCTAATACTTCAACAGAAGCCATTACCCATAATTCTGCTGACGTAGGAATTGTCCATGAGGTTGAATTTAATCCAGCAGTTGTAGTCGCTTTGGTAGAAGTTGCATTAGTAAATGTTCCTGTTCCTGAACCACCTACGAAATCTGATCTTTCAACCTGACTTTCTTCTGGAGTATAAGTTTTAGTTGAATCTTCTACCGCCAAAATATCTACAATCCACGAATTAGCTGTTCCTGTCGTTATCGCTAAAGATGGAGTGGTTGAATTTCCTGTAGCTGAAGAAAAATTAACCACAGAATCAGATTGTGCAACTCCATATAAAGATATGGCTGTTACGCTCATATCTGGAGTACCACTAGCAGCCGTAGCTACCACGCTGCTTGTTGTAACGGTAGGATTTAGTAAATACCAAATCTCAGCAGCCTGGTCATTTCCGTTATCCACATAACCAGATCTAGTAAATGATTCTGTTGTGTTCCAAACTACAGAACTAATTTGAGCAGCAACGGCAGTTCTTCCTACACCAACCAAAGCCAATAAAAGTCTATCCCCATGATTTCCTACTGTCAATGAAGCACTAACTGTCTCGGCATCAGCTACACCAGTAGCAACAGTGTCATAATTAATTGCCATTTAGACTCCTATGTGTAAACTAAAGATGTAGCTCTGTTATCCCAAATACCACTTGACCAAGTAAAAATTGCCACCGATCCTGTTTCATCTATCTTCATCACTGACCAACCAGTTGCGCTGGTGGCTGTTCCCCTGGGAGCTTCACCAATATAGGTCACTCCTGAAGTAGTAGATTCATCAATAATCATCTTATATTTACCAGAATCAGCAACCCCATCTGAATTTACCTTCATTCTCACTTTTTGAAGATTGTCTGAATCCCAACCATAAACCAAAACTCTTTTAGTAGGTGGAGAAGTATCGTCCTCATGTTCTTGAATGTCTACCTCTGGATGATAACGGATACTTGATTGAGCCATAAAAAAACACCCCAGAAGGGTGTCCGTAATTGTTGAACTGACCTATTTATACATCGTTTTCTTTTTAAGGTCAAACTCTATGGCTTGCATGGCTTTCTTTATGCTTTTGTGTTCTTTGTAATATTTTTCTAACAAATCCACAAAATCTTCCGGGGTAAAAGAGACAAATACCCTTTGAGGATCATCTTCGTAAACAACCGCTATTTTAAGCACCTTCCTCCATAGCTTGAGCTTCAACAGCATACTTCTTAGCTGCCTGTTTAAGCCTAATATACTGGTAAACCTGTTCATGTCTTTTCATGCCGATTTCTGGTTCCCCTAATTTGAAACGGATTTCCCGCAATACTTGCAGTTTGTCTAACCGATCTTCTGTCTTTGCTGTTTCATTTACATAGTCAGCGATCTCTTTTAAGTGAGGAACTTCCTCTTTGCTCAAATCGTGACCATTAAGTTGGAAGAAAGAAAGCACCAACTCATCCACTAACGGTTGTTGGTCTTCTACTAACTTTGAACTTGGATCAATGTTCTCACGAACAATGACTGTAGCTTTGCTTAAAACGTCATCAATTTTATCCATAGACTAAACTTTCATAAGCATCGGACCATAATTTAGTGTTAGTTTTAGCATTAAAATGCTTATAGGTCCAATCATAGGCATTTTTAGCATATTTTTCCCTCAAGGAGTCCGTTTCTAATGCACTAGAAAGGCTTTTCTCAAACGAAGTGGCATCTTTGTACCTCCAAGCGACATTCCCGCTAGCAATTTCATTTGAATAGGGTCCAAAATCAGCCACAATCGAAGGAACACCCATAGCACTCATTTCATGAAACTTAATTGCTGACTTGTAATGGTTAAAAGGTAGGTCTGATAAAGGGATAATAGCCACATCTAAGTTCATACACATCATTCTAAAGCTGTGACCGCCAAAATCTATCCAGCCGTATTCTTCTACTAAGTAACGTAAATCCTTGTCTATAATTCCTTTGAATCCCGTACCAACCATAACTAACTTAAATTTATACTTTCTAAGCATTTTGTTTAGCGGTTCTTTGATTGAGTACCAGTCTTCATAATGAGAAATACCCCCACTCCAACCCACTCTTAGCTGTTTGTTGGGTTTCAATGGTAGTTTCCACCACTGGTCAAAATCTATCGAGTTGGGCAGGATAACCACATTCTTGTTGTACTGCCTAGCATACTCAGCTAACTTCTCGGTAGTCACTGTTACCATGTCCGCTTCCTTGAGTGAATCAAGAGCAATACCAAGTTTCTTTCTATTCTCCTTTAAATCAAACCTGTTCTCTCCGTCCTTCCAAAGCCATTTCTTTAGATTGTGGTCGTAATACTCTTCAACTCCATTGTCATGATAATGTTCACTATAAGGAGAGATTAACTCCATGTTGTCATCTATATCCATCACCCATTTACCGTTGAGTTTAACTTCTTTATGTAAAGATTCTGAAAGCTCTTGCGCTATCTTGTTGAACCTGGCTTTAGTGTCTGAAATGGAGACTCCCTGCCTGACCACAAACACATCTACTAAAGGAATGACCTTTAAGAGTTCATTACTGTCATCCTTCTCCATATCTACAATGTGAACATCATGAGGGGTGTTTTTCTTTATCATGTAGAAAGGCTGACGGATTCTGTACCAACCACAACCACCCTTATCGACAGGCAAAGATAATATTCTAATTGGTCTAGCCATGACACCTCTTTTTTATATCGCTAGTAGAAATCTCCCTAGTATAAGGAAGATAAACCATTAAACATTCATGATCAACAAACCATTTCTGGGAACACCCAATCTGTTCAAAGTAACGGTCTCCCCAATCAGACCCAATTACTACAATATCTGGTTTGTAAGTTTCAATTGCCTCATCCATATGAGCTTTTTCATTTTTATAAACACGATCAACATATGGAAGTTGATAAAGCAACGCCTCCCTTTCTTCGTAAGAATAGATCGTCTTTTTGCCTTGACTTAAAGCATACTCATCACTGGATAGTCCAACCATCAAAAAATCTCCCAGTCTCGAAGCTCTCTCAAGAAAGATGGCGTGTCCCATATGAGGAACATCAAAGGTTCCGTGGGTTAAAACTATTTTCATGCTCTCCTTACCCAATAGTGTTTTCCTGATGGATTCTTGCCATTAAACAGAGTCACAATAACTTTGGCTGCCTCATCTGGAGTCATTCTAGTGTTTTTATCTTCATCGGGATAAATTGAATCCCTAAACTTAGTATCCATCCTGCTTGGACAGAAAGCATAGAATTTAGTCTTACTCTCTTCTGATGCTGCCTTAGTTAGATCGATTAAAGCGTGTTTGGTCAACGCATAGAGACTCCAGGTGGCATACTCTCTGAAAATAGGTCTGCTACTCATGTTTACCACCACCCCAACCCCACTAGTGATTGCGTATTGGTTTAAAAGGAACATTGTCTCAATATTTACTTTAAGAAGATGTTGTACTATTCCTCTGGGAGTTTCCGCAATTAAACCACGCCAAATAGCTCCGATATTGTTGAAAACATAATCAGCTCCCACAATCAATCTGTCGGCCGTCTCTGGAGAATCAACCACATTAAAGAGATGTTGACGGCAATCAAGTCCTCTATTAAGACTTAATCCAATCACCTCTACCCTAGCTCCACCATCAAGGCACATCTTGGCTACGGCCTCACCCACCCCATGAGTTCCACCCACGATCATCACTCTCTTTCCTTTGAGTTTGGTCGGTTCCCAATGATAGATGGGTGGAGAAATTTCTATCGCCATTTTTTTAGTTGTGGAGCTTCTTCCTGCCACGCTACTTTCTTTTCCTTTGGAGTTCTCCAATCACTCCCATATTTCCAAGCCAAGAAGTCTTCTACCTTATGGGGAACTGGATAATCTACTCCTTTAAAAGAAAAATTATCAATCGTGTTTACAAATTTCATAGGTTTCTCAATATAACCGCTTACATCAAAATAAACTACGTGTTTTGCCACAATGCCTGAATAAAAGAAACAGACATCAAAGATAACATTGGTCTTCAAGTCCATAGTGGCTAACTGCATGAAGTGATTGTGATAGATTGCTGTCCTGATAATCCTAAAGTCATTGTTAGTTAAGCCCAAAACAACCTGTTTAGATAGAATATTGGCTTGAAGTGAATCCCATTTAACGGTGACATTAACATCAATGTCGGTGTCGTGGTCGATTAACTTACCGTCACGGTAGATTCCTAGTAAGTTACCAGATGAAATCCAGTAGTTTATCCCTGTTTTTTGTAAGATAGAGCAACCACGTTCCATAGTTCTAAGACCATCTTTGCCTTTTAATGGTTCAATTTTAAAATCAGCCCAATGTTTCAATACAATTTCTGTTGGATCAACAGATAATTTCCCAACCCTGGTTTTATCCATTGAAGGCCTCCGTAAACAGTCGTTTTATCTCTGTTTCTGCCTGAAGAACAGACATTTGGTTATCTACCCGATAATTGATGATCTGAGCCTTATTCTGCTTCCAACCAGCCAAGTAGACAGCATTTAAGATGCCCCTAATAGGAATTAAGGCCATTTCCTGTTTATGACGCTTCTCCCAGTAGGCTTCCATCCTTAATTTAGCGGCCAATTTGTTTTTTTCAGAAACAACTGGTCCTTTACGCTTTTTCTTCATATTCCTCCTATATATTTGATACAAGCCACCAAGGCCTAACTAATTCGTGTTTTAAACACTTCTTATTCTGCATCCAATTCTTACCATAGAAAGGTTCAAAGAAGGCCCTTAGAAACTCGTATACGTGTCCTGCAGGGATTCTTACAATCTCTCTCATGGTCTTCTTATCGGTGAAACCCTTCTTGTGAATATCGTTGTAACTTCTCCAGGCTCTAAAAGCGCTGGCTAGTTCTGGATCGTTATAAACTCTTACAATCTCATTTCGCACACCTTCCTCAAGAGCATCAGAAAAGGCAATAAAGTAACCTCTTAATTTTTCGTCTTTAATCGTGTGATATTGGTCTGCGTAATGAAGAACGTCTTTTCTGGATCTAATGAATTTGCCACCCATATATATCAAAATAACACAAAAAATCCCCCTTTGTCAAATGACTCGGGGGGATTAATCGCTTCAGTTTACGAAGTTGTAAGCTGAATTATTTCACCACTACCTGCTTCATTACCAGCTTCTAAGGTCAATTCGCAGAGGATAGCACCACGTTTGGCATCGCCAACGGTAGCCACATCCACTGATTTGACACCCCGTAACATAGCCACTCTCCACAGAGAACTGTCGAGAACCGCCACCTTGTCAGTGTCACAGAATTGATCCAATTTAACCTGGATAACGCCAAAGTCAGATTCGTAAGCCGAAACAAAGTTATATAACTTCCCTTCAGTACCGGGAGTTTGATAACGAGAGTTAGACGTAGCGAAAGCTGAGATTTTGCGTTTCTGGAACGAATTACAATAAGCTGAATCAGGAGATCCACCTGCATCGTAAATAGACTGTAACAGATCATTGAACATGGTTTCTGTTAAAGCTTGCGTACCAGAGGCACTACCAGTTTCGGAGTTAGTTTCAATCCAAGAGAAAATACCCTTTAGATGACGAGCTGTCCCCGAAGCACCGGAGTTACCAGTACCAGTGAACAACGCCTTCTCAATATCGGTAGCTAATTCTTTCATCCGTTTCTTCATCTGGTAAGAAAATTCATTTTCTACACCAGCGACATCTACCACCATCTGAGTACCTGACACTTCCAAAGTCTTAGAAAAGATTTGGGTGTAGGCACCAGTTCGGGTACGATAGCCAGGAATAGTGAACGAGAAATCAGCACCTTCAATTTGATAGTTCGTTGTTGCGGCTGTTAAAGAATCGGTTTGCCATTCATGGTAGGTCCCTTTAGCTTGAGTTTTCTCTAAGCCACTCCATAAAGGAGTTTTTTCAGGACTGACCATGATGACTAGATTTGTTAAATCTTCCCTATCTCCAATAGCACCATAGGTCTTAATCGCAGTTGATTGAGACATAAATATTTCACCTCATTTCCTTGTCACTGAATACGAGGTTATTTCTTGAAGAAGTTAGAGAATACACTGGTTCTTTTGATTAAAGTGTTGAAGGCTTGATCGTCTCCATTCATCGCTTCGCTCATCAAATCTTCATTTGCTGGGCCAGCGGATGAAGCACCTGAACCATCAGAACTTTCTGTTTTGACTCCCTTTGATTTGTCTCCTGCGTGTTGGATGTGCCAGTTTAGATATTCTTTCTCAAACAGGGTTTTATAGGCGACCTCTGGATCAGCTAAACGCCTTTCAAGAGCGAAGTTGACAACCTTTTGGCGGTCAAACTTGGGTAAACCATTCTTACCATCGTACTTTTGCTCTAACCGAGCTAGTTCCTGTGCTACTTGAGTATCTTCTCGCAAGCGTTGTTCACGCTTATCCAACTCCGCTTGGAACTCGTCTCTAGATAGATAACCGTATTGGTTCAACATGGTTTTCACCTGTTGCTCCTGTGGGTCAACGTTAGTTGGAGGAGTTGTCCTCTTATCCATCGCAGCGAGTCGGTCTTCGACTTCTTTAAGTTTCGCTTCGTACTGTTTAGACCTTTCATTTACTTCCTTAAAACGGGAGTAAGGTACGGGTCTATCTTCCTCATTAACTGCTGTGGTAGTCGCCTCAGTAGTTTCTTGAGTCGTTGTATCACTCCCAGGCGTAGGAGTAACAGTCTCTGTTTCTGTTGCATTTACAACACCTGTAGTTGCATCATCTGTCATAGATGATCCTTTCATTTGTCTACGTTTTTAACGCCTCTCGGGGCGGTGAACATAGAAAGTCTGGGTAACAACTCCCAGATTCAGCGATTGCGCATATCGCTGAGTTTGAGAGTCGTTACTAATAAATAATTTTACTTGTTAAAGAGCTTGTTGACCAATTTGGTTTCTAAATGCCTGGACAGCTTGCTTGTCATTATCGTCAAGCTGTGCGAAAGCATCGGATTGCATAAACTGGTCTACGTAAGCAATAAATTCAGGCGTTACCTGTTTAGGCATCTCCGGTTCCTGACCCTGTATAACCGCTTGTAGGGCTGCGTTAGCCTGGGCTGGACCTACTGATGGTTCCGGGGGAGGAGGAGGTTGTGGAGCTTCTGGAGGATTCTGAGCATTAGCCAAAGTTACTTGCTGGGCTGTCTCTTGAGCCATCTCCACTGATCGTTGCTTCTGGGTTCTCTGAATTACCTGAGCTACATTTCCGATAGCGTAACCTTGGAGTAGAGTCTCAGCGTCAATCGCTTTAAGTTCAAACAGTTTAATCAAAGCATCCCGTCTGGCTTCCTGGGTTTCTGCCAACCAAGAAGTGATCTTTACATCAACCATGTTCTTGGGTTCAACTACTAAGGCTCCCTCTGGAGCTAGAGATTCTCCCTCAGCACTTTTAGCTTCAGAACCAATGATGTTTATGAACTCTTTTTCTCCTGAACCAGTGGTGGTTATAATTCTATGGGCGAATTGATATTTCTTGGAGACTAACTCAAGAATATACTCGTAAACATCTTCTAAGAACTCCTCAAGGTTCTCTACAATCTCAGATAAGTTGTTGGAATCTCCTACCTGGAGAGCCTCAAGAGCCTTACCTGACTTAGCTCCGGTAGGAATCCTACCCATAGTAGCGTCATGTGCGCCACCCATATCTTCCATATACATGGAAGCGTTCTCAATCTGTTTGAAGATGGCTGCTGAAAGGGGTGAAATAGTTGCCTGAACTACATCAAACCCTCTCTTTTTCTCAATAATCTGACCATTGTTGTTGTTAATAACCCGTACTCCAGCACCCTTATCAGACACCCATTTACCACGATTCATGAGGTCGTTGTACTCTGCTACCTGGGATTCTAGTTGATTTAAGAGTTTATTCGGGCTAATCAGGTTCTTTACCCAACCAACCCCGTACATTTTAAGGGGTTCTACATCAGAAGGAAGTCTAAAGAACCCTCCTAAACGGGTAAGATCAGTCTTTTCTGGTTCCCTGATAGTAGTTTCACCAGCTTTCGTCATCAACCAGATGCTTACTTCGCCAGTTTCCTCATCATATTTTTTATACCAGAGTTCTTTCACGATAATTGTGCCGTTTTTATTGTCTTCTGAATCTTTAGTCTCCCCTTCTTTCTCAATATTAAGCATTCTCTCCTTCATGGAGGAAGCTGCTAGTTTACCGTCTGGCTTAAGTTCAATTTTATGCTTCTTGATATAGTCTCGGTATTTAGAATCGTTCTCAACATCTTCAATACTTCTTCTAACCGCCAAAATCATGTACTTAGCTTCTTCTGGATCACGAGCTGTAGGATCAATATAAAGGTCATAAGGATCAACCACACTGACATTAACTTCTTTTTCATCTGCATTCCAGAGAACTTGCCACCAACCTACCGAGTATTTCAAAGCGTGCCAAACAGAAGCTTTCTGTTTTCTTCTTAATTTCAATTTATCGTGAAGGAAATCCAGGTAGCGGTTCAATTTAACCGCATCTGTGATGTTTTCAGGCTGGAGATTCTCAGGAGTTACCTCTGCCCGAGGCCGATTTCTCAAAGTGAAGTTTCTAACCGACCTTAAAGTGGAATAAACCTTATTAATCACGATGTGAGGATGCCCCTTCTCTGGTTGAGAAGTGGTTATCTGTTGAGTTTGCTTGTCCCATTTAGAATAATGCTCTCCAGCTACCCATAAATCATAGACAAACCACTTCCAGTCGTAATTAGACCTGCCATCCTCGGCAGATTTCCACCAACGGTTAAATTGTGCGTCAGTTATCTTCTCTTTTTTATCTTTAGCCATAGATTATCCTTTGGTTATTTCCTTTTTGGCATCCTCTAAATCTAAGAATTGTTCCGATCCATCCGAGAAATCGTTATCTTCTGGTTTCAAATTATCTACAAACTCGTTGTAATTTTTAGCCATAATCCTATCTAGGAGTTTTTGTCGCTCTAAATAAGATATACAAACCACAGCCACTAAAGAAATTAAGGTTAAACCGTTAAGAATAACAAAAGCGATAAGCATAAAAAAAGACGACCTATTAAGTCGTCCCGTATTTAATTGAGACTGATGCAGTTTTAGCGTAAAAATGCCACTTTGTCAAATAAATTATTTTTCACGTGGCACAACTCACTCTAGTACGCCTGGATGAGTTAATATAGGCTTAGTTGAATCCGAGGTGGTGATGTTTGTCGTGGAGACCCGGTTTATTCTTCCAGACTGGTAGGTGACTTTAATCTCCCCATAACCCTTAGAGTTCATCATCTCCATCATTTCCTCAAAAACAGTCCAGACATATTTATCAAATTTACCAGCTAAATGAATCTTGTAAATGTCGGGAAAGTAAAGCTTGAGATCTTCCTCAAATTTAGTCTCTTTAATGTCCCGATCTTTTATCATACTTCAATCTCCCAATAATCAGATTGTACCTCATCTGTCCATCCACCCTCTTTCTCGGTCTCACTAGCAGGGGGAACATAGGTTCCCGGCATCTTCCCTGCCCATGGGGGGAGTTCAATAGTTTCATAAAGGTGGAGGTACATGGCATTTAAGTCTCCTAGAGCATCCATAATGTGATCGTTAAACTTAGCTGGGGATTCATCTGGGTTCTTCTGATCTTTGGTCTTAGGCCAGGAGTAGTTCTCAAACTCCCAGATAGTCTTCTGACAATCCTTTAAGACGTAGAATAGTCCTGCCCTGATTCTCTCTGATAGTTTGTCGACTTTATAACGTACCCAGGAAACGTTGCTCTCTCCGCTAGATTTCTTAACTGGAGTAAAAGAGAGTCCTATGTCTGATAATTCAGCGATGTCAGACTTTTGAGCGGAGTCCATGGTAGCGAGTTCTAGTTGGTCAAAGTTAATCCCCCACTTATCCAAGATACGGTTGCATTCCTCTTTAAACATCGGATTAGTGAGGTTCGTCTGATAGAGTTCATCTACTACCGTCCAGGCTCCCTTCCTATCTACTCCTATAAGAACAAAGCCTCTAGGGTTGTGAAAGCCTGGGTCGTGTCCTGCCAACCAGAAGACGAACTGCTCTTTATCTACAGACTGGACGACATTCTTATCCCGGTCAAAGTCTTTATAAACAAGTCCAGTGAACCGTTTAAACATGGCCCCATACTCTTGCCAAAAAGCATCCTCAGTTAGTTCACGTTCAGCCTTCTCCCTTTCTCCCTGGGGAAAGAAGGGGTTAACCCAGGAAACAAAACTCCAGCTCTTATAATCAGGATCGGATTTTTCATTATCAAGTTGACCTCTTAAATACAATTCATACCAATGGTTGTAGCCTTTAGGGGTAGAACAAAAGAGAGCCTTACCTTTAGTATCAGAGAGGGTAGCCCGTAAGACTTCTTCCCAAATAGGCTTCCAACCTTTAATGGAGGCGATTTCATCTCCTACTAAGAAGTTAATACCAAGTCCTCTTAAAGAATTATAATTCTCTACCCCCCTTAACCAGATCTCACCCTTGGAACCATCCTTAGCCTTTAAGATACACTCCAGTCTGGCCTCATTAGCCTTCTCTAAACCTCCAAAGAACTGGGCGCTGTTCTTTAGTTGTCTCCAGGCAATATCCCTGGCCTGAGTGATGGTAGGAGCAATATAGACAACTAATTGCTGATGCATGAAGTAGGCTTGGGAAAGCATCTCATTCACAGCAAGAAGGGTCTTACCCCATCTTCTACCACAATTCAAAACCCTGAAACGGTACTTATCATAGGCTTGGATGACTTCTAATTGTCCTGGGTGGGGATCAAAAGGTTTGTCTTCAGTCATTTATTTCTTAATCCCTATCAAGGTGTCAAGTTTTATGTCAATCACATCAAGTCTTTTCTCAATAGCTAAAATTCTTTTATTTACAATAAGAAGCGACTTGTTTACCTCCTCTTTCTTGAAGTAAAGTCGGTCATGCTTATGATCTCTGACAAAGTTTTCAATATTCTTCATTAATTCGGTTGTTGAAAGCTTCGACTTAAAATCCCTGTACATCTCATCTTTAAACTCAAGATTGCTGTCTACAAGTTCTTTTAACTTTTTATTCAACTTGTTTATGTATTTTTTATTAAGACCAATTAACCGATTAACTGACCTTCTGTTTTCTTCAATCTTTATTTCATTTTCTTTCCAGTCAGATAAAAATGGTATTCTCATTTACAGCCTTTCTTACAAAGCCCAAGCATGGAACCGTGTTCACAAACACTTTTAAATGGTTTTACAGAAACTTTGTTGTAGATGTGTTCTACTGTATCAGTATTCTCTTTTAAACGCTTATCATCAGATCTTACTGCAACATTGTACCGATTAAACACAGCAATAGGCTTTCCATAGCGGGTAACAGTGAAAGGTAAATCCCTCAAGAGAGTGGTAAAGTGTATCTGGGTGTAAGAAACAGAATAAGATTTCATTATCTTACTGTAACATAATAGTCTTACAGTAACAATAGGTGGATTATATCTGGTGTGATCTGACTAGGTACTTATCTGGTGTAGTCTGGTACGTCTAGGTACCTGTACTAAGATAAAACACAAACCTGGGGAAGTCTGGAAACGTGGATGTTATTTGATACCCCCCCACCTCAAGTATGACGCACAAGATATGTTGTACGACATTGTACCAGGCTTAATCTTGAGTATCATTAACTATGATCTTACGCTCTAAGGCAGGATGTACGTTGATGATCTGGTTGAGGCTTGCGTGTTGAGGAATAACACGATCACTCTCATTTAACACTCTATACAATGCTATTACATCCTTAAACTCTACTTTATCTTTGTCTTGTAGCTTGTACTCTATTACATCGTTGGCTTTGAACCGGATAAGATCTTTCCTTTCCTGAAAGATTCTATCTATTGCGTTTTTGTATTGCGCCCATTTGTCATCAATATCCTTATCTATGTACTCTAAAACCGTTTTACCACTCATGTTTAAGAATTTGGCTATCTTACGGGCGGTAAAATTGCGCTCATGTAATGCTTTCACCGTTGCTATCCTTGCGCCTTGTGGGAAGTCTTGTATCTTAGTTGCTTGATTTAACTTATCAACTACTATCTTGCTCATTTTAGCTGGTGTTGGATTCTTAACTGGGTTGGTCTTAATCATGAGTTAATAATAACATTATGTGTCAAACATTGTGCAACTATTGCAGGATGTATACGAATTGTAATGTGCCAAAAACGTCTTTTCCCTCACCTTGCCTATATTATATACCTCTAGATTAAGGTGTCAATTACTTGATGTTATATTACTATTGACAATACGTGTATATAGTAGTACAGTGATAACATAGTAACAATTAATTAGAGGCGATTTATGAAAGAACAATACCAAGATGGCGATATAAATGACTTTACCGCTTGGGAGTTTGATAAGAATGAAGCTGCACAAGAGTTAAAAGAAATTATAGAGGCTGCCAAGGACGTAGGTTATCAATTAGAGAATAAGGAATAAACCATATATGACTCAATTACAAGTCAATCTAATAGAAAACATCATGCATCACTCTGGAGTAATCATGGTTAAAACCAAAGATCCCGAAATGATGATTTTCTTTAGGATCTAAAATTCAAATTTCGCCGAATTAAAATAGCTAACAAAGCAAACTTCAAATAAACAGAAATAGACTGAACATTACCATAAATCGTTGTGTCCATATAACAAATCAATCAACACTAAAACACTCCAGAAATTCATCGCAAACAAGAAGGCTAACATCATAAAGATAGCAAATAACTTAAACATTAATTTCATAACATACCACCAAGATCTAGTATTAAACTTGTGCTGTATTAAAGCCTGGACAGTTTAATTATAACGAGTCCAAAAACTAACTCCAGTTACGGAGGTTAGATTGGATTATGTCAATGTGCCAAACTAATTAGTTAACTCACCACCTGAGTCTAGTCCTAGTTACCGCTAGGCCGTCTATTTCCCCTCGTTTTATTTAACAACCTCAAAGGAGACCTTTCGGCTTGTGCTTTGGTTGTATTGGTTAAGCCAATAAAAAACCGCTCCTGCCTTCTTCGTTGGATTGAAAGCACGAACGGTTATTTAAAGGTTTAACTGATGTCATAAAAAATCCCCTATCGAGTGGTGCTTGTGCTGATTGTGGCTAGACACGCAGCACCCGATAAGGGATTGAGCCACAATCATTATAACACACTCGTACAGCTTTCCTGTAAGCGATATAACAATAACATAAAATGTGATATATTAGCAATATGGAATTATCCTCTCAAGAATGGTTTAGTGAACTCCTGGTAGAATGTAAAGCGATCTTAACTGAATTTGGTTTCATTTCTAATTTAAATCGGGTGCGAATGTATCACGAATTGGGAAAACGAGTGGTAGAAGAACATAGTAACTTCGAAAGGAGTGAGATCTATGGTCAACACATCACCAAGAAAGTCAGTCAAGCATTGGGTTTGGGTGAGCGCACCGTCCAATATGCTGTGGCCTTTGCCATCAAATATCCAAAGATTGATTGGGAGAGTGGGGAATTGGGTGGTTTACCTCATGGGAAAGCCATTACCTGGACCAAAGTCGTAAGAGAGTTGTTGCCTGAAGGAGAGAAACCTCCTAAAGAAGAAAAACATTGCCCAAATTGTGGCTTTGTGCTTAATTGATACTTGTTATCAGTGTACGGTTGTGGTAGTATATACTCATGAATGTATTTAAAGATTATTTTGAGGAGACGCCTATGATGACTAGAGACTCAATGTTGGATCATATTACCGATTATGCTAACGAGTTTGGCGATCAAGCCACCCTTAAACTGTTTCGTCACTGGATGAGGGTAAAGATGGGTAAGGTAGATCCTAACCCCACTAAATTATTAATAGACATTACGCATAAGTTGCACGATCTTGATAACGGAAAGAAATCACTTAATTATATTATGGCAATAACGGATTCAATGTTAGTAGTTATGAAAGAACTAATCAAATTATGAAAGCATATTACAGTTTAGCTGAAGCAGCTAAGATTCTAGGTTACTCAAGTGGTGGAACCATTAGAGATTACATCCGTAAAGGATTTATGAAAGGTAAGAAATTCGGTAGAAACTGGGTAGTTGATTTCAGAGAGATTCAAAAACGACAAATAAGGATTAAAAATTATAAAGAGAAATTAGCTAAAAACAAATGAAACACCCCCCAACCTGGAAATACTACTTTAAACGGCTTGTAAACAACAAAGTGGTACATACCCTCCATACTAGGAAAATGAACCGAATATCTTATTTACTAATGGACACTGATTTCTCACAATTGAAAACTAAAGTATACATTAAGGTAATTTACGGTAGAAAGTTAGACAACCATAATCACAAGTCTTTATTTACTAACGAAGGAACCTACTCAACCAGAAAAGAAGCATTATTAGCTTGGAAAGGATTTATAGAATATGAGTAACTATCCAGATGATTATATAAACGAAGACTTTTATGATGATGCAGTCTTTGAATACGCTTGCAATAAGTTTAAGACAGAAGACCCCACTGAAGAACAAATGGAATCAGCCCAGGAAGAATTAGAAGCCGAATCAGAAATGCATATTAATGACGATATAAATTAAGGAGACTTATGTTACCAACAGGATATACCGTACCAGAAACAGGCGGAAACTATTTAAGATTCAAAACAGGCGAGAACCGTTTTAGAATCATGTCTGATTACATTGTAGGCTACGAATACTGGAAAGAAGTAGATGGCAAGAGAACTCCGGTCAGGGTTCATATGGAAGATCCCATCCATCCAGACGATTTAGCCGATGTGCCTCAACCTCCCAAACACTTCTGGGCTTGTGTGGTCTTTGACTATTCAGACTCTAAGATAAAGATTATGGAAATCACTCAGAAGGGTTTAATGAGAACCTTAACAGGTTTGGAACAGGATGAAGACTGGGGCGATCCCAAAGGCACTAAAGGATACGATATTGTAGTCACTAAGACCGGGGAGAAGATGGAAACCAAATATGAATTAAGAGCCAAACCCAAGAAAGAATTAGATGAGGGTGTAGTTCAGATGTTTAAAGATACTCATGTCGACTTAAACGCTTTATATAAAGGCGATGATCCCTTCTCAACTCAAGAGAATGTTGATGTAGACGAAGTAGCCAAGGCTTTAGGAGCTTAACAATTTAAACACTACCGCTATATATCGAGGCCACGGGGGATAACGATCGGGCAGATAAGTTGTCCCCCCAGATGGAAGACTGAGCCTGTTCCTCGGTCTTCTCTCTGGTAGACCTCCAAAGGACTACCTGTACTAGTACACTCAGGGGTGCTAGGCAACACCTAGGTAAAGCCAAGGATTGTGACCTTATACGGCCTCCCCTGAGTAGATCTATATGTCAACCTATTATATAAAAGCACCAAACAAATACGTTAGTTACGCTAGATCTCCTCATTCATATGCTGGTCATTGTCAAAGATGTGGAGGAGAGATTAGGTCAGTTAAAAAAGGAGATGATGGAGTTTTAATCTGTATTAAATGTTATGAAGAATTAACCGGAAAGAAAGTATGACAGGTTCTCAAATAAGAAGAAGACTCTCTCAAATAATAGATGGTCTAATACTTGACAACAATCCAGAAGTTTTAGATGACGACCTACCAGACCTAATGGCAGACCCCAACGAGAGGGATGAAGCGATAAACGAGCTTATTAAGATGATTGAAAACTATAGGGAAGATTTATGACCAATGAACGCAAGAAACTGATCAAAAAACTAGATGATCTAGCTAGAAAGATCTGTTTCTTTAGGGACAACACAACTTGCGTTAGATGTGGTAGAAAACCACCCTATCAAATTCATTGGTCACACGTTATCACTCGTGAGAATAAAGCGCTAAGATGGGAATTAGAGAACAATAAATGTCTATGCTACATCTGCCACAAGTGGTTCCACGATAACCCTACCGAATCAGGTGAATGGTTTAAAAAGACTTATCCTGAGCGCTACAAGTTCATTCAGAAACATCAAATGGACATCCAAAAGACAGACGCTGCCAGTTTAAGAACCAAACTAGAAATATTAACAACAATAGCAATTATGAAGGGGGTTATTTAGTATGAAAAAGAAGAAACTAAACATTGATAAGGCTTTAAAAAGGTCAGGTCTTATGATTGAGATTGAGGAAGTTAAACCCAAGTACGATAACTTCCCTATCTATGTTCTTTATGCCGGTATGGTTATAGGTATGTTACTAATTTGGGTTTTAAGGAGCCTGTAATGAAAGAAACTGCCTACGCTTTCTTAGGAGTCACCGCTTTCTTAATGGGACTCATCATAACAATGTTCTTAACCGATTATTGGAATATAGGAGCCTGTATGCAAGTCAGGACTTTAGGTGAAACGAGAGGGCTATATGTTGCTGATAAATAAATACGTCATAAAACTGTGGCTCTGGTGCGGTAGAGAGATATTAAAAGAATTAACAATGAAAGAGGCGGATAGGCTATTCGGTAAGTTTGAAGAAGCCTACGAAAAGTCTAAGTTACCGATGGATAACAACCCAACCGATATAAATAAATTACTGTGGGAAGTAATGACCTTTGAGACCCCCACCAAGGAATAGAAGGGGAAGCACTTTTAAAATTAAATAGCGGGGTTGAGTCAAGTAGGAGTCTAGTATGAGTAAAGCAACCGAAGATGGTGTAATGTCAGCATCTGGGCCTACGCCTGTATGCTGGATGTGTGGTGTTAAGCATGAATTTGGAGAAGGTGGAGGCGATGGTTTTGCTCCAGACTTAACCAAACATGCTGATTGGTGTCAGCAAATTACCAGGAAAATCTATAACGATTTCCAGGCTACTTTTAGGGAGGTTTACAACGTGCTTGAACTTTCCTTAGAAGGTAAGAAGTTGGAGATTGCCAAGTCTTTGGTAGGTAACAAAATTATGGAAGCACGCAATCAAGCGATTGAAAGGGTGGTAAATTTCCACATCAAAGACGCTAAGGTAAAGATAACTAATGTACCAGAATTACCTGTCGTCTAGTTAATATTTAAACGCTTGACCCCGCTATTTAGTCTTAAAAGCTAACTAGCTCATCAATTAAACCATAGGAAATATGAACCCACACGGAGCCAAGGTATGAAACAAACAATTAAACGAGTAACGCCTATTAAAGGATTTAGGGACTGGTTAGCTCATCAATTAGTTAGACTAGCCTATTGGGTTAAACCAGATAATGAAGATGGTAAAGCCTACCTGTTGGACTTAATGATGGAATCGGAGCTTGAAAATATGAAGTATGGAACCTCGGTGCTAGATATTAAAGTTAGAAAACATAAAGAGGATTAACTATGCCCAAGAGAAGCGAACCAGTTAAGAAAACAAAATGGCTTTGCGAAGAATGTCACCACTATTTTAAAACCAAGAAGGAGTTGGTTGAGGATTTGAAAGACCACCTAGAAGAATCAGGAATGGTGGTTGATTATTGTGAAGATTATTTAGACGAACTTGGAGTTAAAAACCCATATGAATAAACTCAAGAGAAGCGAACCAAAGTGGGTTATTGAATTTGATAAACGGTTCAATTGTCCCTTAATTGCTGATATGGCTATGGGTGGTGAAGAAGTGGTAAATCAAGAAATTAAATCCTTTATCCATACCCTCTTAGCCCACTCCCAAGAACAAGCGAGGGGTAAGGCAATCCAAATTGTTGAACGTAAGATTGAGTATGTGGAAAATACTATGGCTGGTGGGAATTTGCAGGACAATTCTTTAGTTCACCTAGACGCTTTATTAAAAGAGTTGAAAGGCACCAAATGACCAAATCACCAGCCAATGAGTGGGAAAAGCAGTTTGAGATGGTTAAACTTACTATGTGTGATAGCCAAGATTACCTTGAAGGACATAACCGTGGGTTAGATAAGGGCAAAACCATTACAAAATGGGCGTTAAATAAACAATTGGATGAGCTGGAGGAGAAGGTAAAGGAAAAAATGCCTAGTGATTTGACTTTAGACCACGGAGAACAACTTGATGCTGGATATGCTCATGCTGTTGCCGACATCACTAAAATAATACAGGAGATGTTGCATGAAAATAATCGCTAAGAAACCGAAGAATAAGTTTAAGGGGTTATCTACCATAGCTGAATATGACCGTAAAACTGGAGTTATGAAAGCTAGACCAGACATAGCTAGACAAATGCAACGTAACCTACTAGCTGGTGCTTGTTACGTTTATTGGGATAATAAGGTTAAATAATTAAACAAAGTGAGGTATATGGTTAAAGCATATCGGTTAGGGGAAGCTATATTTGAAAGAATGAATGAGGGGGGAAAGTTGTAGGGGTGTCGTCTAAAGGAAACGGGGTTAAAACCCCCACAAAAGATAGGTACATTAAACGGTCACGTTCACTTAAACTGTCCCAATATTCATCAGGGGTCGGTATAGAATCTTCCCATATCTCCCCAAACGCTTCTACAGTGGGCGATAGCTTCATCGGTAGTCCTTCCCACAAATTGAGATAATGGATACTTGGCTTCGTTAATTGCCAGCTTCTTTAAAAGTATTTGCTCAAAGTCTTCAGCAGTTAAGTCTAAAGCTTTGATTACGGCTCCCACACTACCCATAGTAATGATAGCTACATCGGCATATTCTACTAACTTCTTGTATAAATCAGGTTCTTCCTTCGCCTCATCCAGCTCTACCTGAATCCTGTCTGCTCCCCAGTTACCATTGTGGATGCCCCTATCACTCTCCCACCTTGATTGATACTCAATGAGTTCGGGTAGATCCATTTAACCTCCTATTTATTGGCACGAAGTATGTCTAAATCTACATTTATTTGGTGGGTTTGTCCATCAAAGATAACTGAGACTCCAAACATTTCTTCAGGTTCCTGAGGAGGAAAGCCTTTCTTCTGAAGGTACTCATCGGTAGCTTTGTATGGTCCTAAAGCGATGTAGTGGGTTTCTAAGGGTTCTCCCATCTCATGCTGGTAGGAAACAGCCTCACCTTTCTTGTGATTGTGTCCAGAAAAGACAACTTCAGCCCCGTGCATACTTCCAAATCTCACGGCTCTCATCTGAGGATGGGTAGTGTTATAAATACTATGTCCTGGTAACTGATGAGCGCCAGCCATAGTGTAGTCCTGGTTCTCTACTTGAACATCAAAATAAGTAGGCCCACTGGAAACTGAAACACCGTGTTTTAGCATCTCATCCTGTAGGCTGACTCCGGCTCGCATAAGCCACCCATCATGGTCCCCATTTATGGAGTGAAGTAATTTACCTTCAGCTACTAAAGTGTCTATAAAAGCCCCCATAAAGCCTACTTGTTGAGGAGTTTGCTCCATCTCTTGCATCTGTCCCGGGTTCCACCATAAGTTATCTATCAAGTCCCCTGCAAGCAGCACGTAGGAATTGGCCTTAGCCACGATAGCGTTAGTTTCGTCTTCTATGCGCTTATAGTCAGTGGTAGCGTGGCCTATATGAAGATCCGACATTAAATTAATAATCACTGGCGCTTCGTAAAAGGAGAAGCCAAAATCGTTCTCGGTTTCGTGGAATTGTTCTTGTCTCGCTTGGAACTCTTGTGAGTATTGCTCAAAAGACTTTGGAGTCGGTGGGGGGTTCTCCCTAGTAAACTTTTCTTCGGGGTTAAAGAACTTTTTAAAACCTTCAAACATTATTCCTCCTCATCCTGTCCTAAATAATAAGCTGGGGGCCAATCAGGGGGGACGATATTCCCATAGCAATCTATGTCGTAAACTAAACCATCGGTATCGCCCATAGCTAAAAAATCTATCCATGAATTAACGTAAGACACTACATCGGCTCTGGTGCCTGGAGTTGAGGGAATCTCCCCACAAATAATCTTATTAATCCGTTCAATGCCCTCTTCGGCTTTACGGCTGGCGTAGGCCTCAACAAAGTTTTCAGGAAGGTATGGTTCGGTCATAATCCACCAATCTCTTAGCCCAGGCATAGGCTAAGGCTTCTATTTGGGCTTGTCTGTCGCCCTCATATAAAGCGCCTAAATAAGTAATGTGGGTTATGTCGGCATCCCACTCCTCACCATCAAAGTCTTCATCGTTCATTTCTGGATTCCATTCAGGTGTTTTCATACTATCCTTTCAAGGGGTTGGGTAATTGATGACCGCCATTGTAAACATGAGAGAAGTGGACTCCAGCCTCGTAAGTCGTGCCGTCTGGATTTTCTAGTAAAACCACATAAGACTGTCCACTAATGGGTTCGTTATGGTAATAGGTAGCTGCCTGGTTTATTTCCCCAATCAGCAAGCCGTCCTCACGATCCTTGTAGACAACCTCCACCGCCCTTAAATAGTTAGGATGATCTTCCTGGTAGTATTCGGAGTTGTCTCCGAATGGTCGTTCTTTCATAATTCCCTCGTAATCTGTGTTACAGATTGATATTGACTGAGGGGGTATACTACAGTTAAGAAGGTTAATCCCCTCTAAAGCTAGTGATGGTGCTTCCTCACCGACCTGACTTACAAGTCAAGTTAAAACTAGCTTTTTTTGTTACTTAATTTCCTCCGGCTTTACTAGCTATTTTTCCAGCACCAGTCATTAAAAGAGCTATAGCGATGGCTTCTTTAGCCTTATCAGCGATAACACTTCCAAGGTCAGCCGGAACAAACAAAGCTCCTAGAGCAACTAAGAATAGAATCCCGAATTTTATCCCCTTATCTAGATTTGGGAATTTCCATGAGATAACATTAACCAGACCGTAAGCTATTAGTCCGGCTAGACTTAAAGTTTCAATGTCCATAAATCCTCCTAATTTTTACTAATAGTAACCTTTTGTTGTAAAAGTAGCTTAAATAGGTCTCCCCAAGTGAGGGTAATCGAACCCTGTTGTACCTGTTGAGTCAGGGTGTCTACCTGTACTTGTAATTTACCTACCTGGATAGCCAGTTCACCCTTATCCTTAGCGAATTGATTTACTTGGTCTGTCCGTTCTTTTAACTGATTTTGTAAATCAGCAATCAAAGCATTGAGTCTGCCAACCTGTTCCTCACGGTTCTTTACCTCTGCCTGGGCTGTGCCTAATTGATTGCTTAGGTCTGTGATCCTTGCTCGGTAGCCTCTAATGGTGTTAAGCCCACCATCAACATCGGTTGAAGTCAATTCTCTTAATAATTCATCCCTTTCATCCCAGAATTTCTGCCGGTCTTTGAGACAAGTATCAAGTTCTGATTGTGTTGGCATAGATTGAATCCTTTTGACGGCTCTAAAGCCAGTCGCTAATGAGTAAACGCTTGTTGCTCTTTGGGTTCCAGTCCAAGGGTCTAGGAGTTTCTTATTACCAGTATAAATAACAAAATGAGTATCACCAGTGCTTTTAGGAGATCCGTCCCAATCCACCCGCACGATACATTGTCCGTAATCAGCGATGTATTTAAGCACCCTAGTATTATCATAAGGATTGGTTTTCTCCACTAATTCTAAACCGATATTTTCTAGTCCCGACCAACTTACTTGTGCTCCATCAAAACCAATCTTTTTAACCACTTCGTTAGGTGGAACATCGGCAATCATTCCTAGACAGGTTAAGAGACATCCATCAGTGCCGATAGTGTATTGAGTGTTGTTTATTTTGATGTCTTTCCATCTGGTGTCACG